AGCGATGTAAATGAGATAAATCAATTAAAATTATTATAAATGTCAAAAACAAAAGTTAAAATCGATTGGAAACAGGTTGAAAATTTACTAATGGCTGATTGTTCAGGAGTTCAAATTGCTGCAAGTTTAGGAATACACGAAAATACTTTATACAAAAGATGTAAAGATGATTTAAAAGTGGAATTTGTGGCATTTTCGCAACAAAACAAAGCAAAAGGTGACAGCCTTTTAAAAGCTAAGCAATTTGAAAGTGCAATTAAAGATAAAAATATTCCGATGCAGATTTGGCTCGGCAAACAAAGGCTCGGGCAAAAAGACAAAACAGATTTAGAAGTTAATAGCGTTTCTAAAGTTCACATCGAAGTTCCTAAAAAACCCGATAATGACAATAACGTTTGACCCTTATTTTTTTACAAATGTATTTTACAAAATTTGGCAGTGCGATAAACGTTTTTGCATTAGTTACGGAGGAGCAGGCTCGGGCAAGTCATACGCGCAGGCACAAAAAGAAGTTATAAAATTAGTAAACGACAACAATAAGCACGATACATTGGTGGTAATGAAGACAGCCGCTACAATGTATGACACCGTTTATAATCAGTTAAAAACAGTTATTAGCAGCTTTTGTATAGAAGATAAATTTAAATTTTCTTATTCAAACGACAAAAGAGAAATTAAATTCTTACCGACTGGGGCAAGGTTTATATTTAAGGGATTAGATGACAGCGAAAAAATAAAGTCAATAGTAAATGTAAGGCGAGTATGGGGCGAAGAGGCAAGCTCCTTTGAGCGTAAGGACTTTATGGAACTAAACAGACGTGTAAGGGGTGTTTCTAATATTCAATTTTCTTATACATTCAACCCAGTCAGTCCTAAGTTGGCTATTAAGCAGCTATATATGGATACAAAGCTTAGCAATTGCGACATATTCAAATCGACGTATAGAGACAATCATTTTTTAGATGCTGAATATATTGCAGAATTACAAAGGCTTCATTTATTTGACCCTGACCAGGCAAGAATTTATGCAGAAGGTGAGTTTGGGATTGACAGGACAGGTTTTGAATATCATTCTCAGTTCAGATACGAAATACATACAAAAGAAAATATTAACTTTATTCCTGAGTTGCCAGTCTTTATATCATTTGACCAAAATGTTATCCCATATATTACAATGCTTTGTTTTCAAGTTATTAAAATAGAAAACAAATATCAAATACGATTATTTGATGAGTTATGTTTAAAAAACCCAAAAAACACAACTGAAGCATTATGTAAGGAATTTGAGTTAAAATATGGCAGTCATTTAACAAGCGGAGGTTTATATTATTACGGTGATGCTTCAGGCAGGCATAGAGATACACGAGGTATTGAAAATGATTATACTATTGTAGAAAGGGTTTTAAAGAAATATTTAAACAATAATTCAAACAGAGTACCACGAAGCAACCCGCCGCACAATAAGAGGCGACCCTTTATTAATAGGTTATTAGCTGGAATGTACCCTTTAGAATTGGTTATAAATAGAAAGTGTGTAAATGTAATTGAAGACTTAGAAACAGTAAAAGAAGCAGCAGACGGCACAATGCTAAAAGAAAAAACAAGAGAAAGCGGTGTAAGTTTCGAGAGCGTTGGTCATACATCTGATGCCTTGCATTATTTTTTGTGTTCGCATTTTAAAAATTATTATGAAAGTACCAAATAAATAAAAATGTTTTATATTTGTAAAAAATAAAATTATGAAATTAGAAAATACAGCCGAAAGAATTACAAAATTATGCGATGTCGTGCAGAACAATAAGAAGCACCAACATTATGCAAGAGTAGTTTCACTAGCAGATACTTATAAAACTTTCATAACAGGACAAGGGCTTGATGAAAAACTAAGGCGTTTACATACAAGAGAAAGTTTAGACCAGTTCCAAAATAGAATAAAAATAACTAACCACGTTGTAACTGCAATTACTTCAACACTTGCTTCACCGTCGCAGAAAATAGCACGTTCAACAGGCATAACAAAAATTTATGAAACACCAAACAAAGATAAATTTGATGAGGTTATGAGTAATTTTTATGCTGACCACGATATTGAATACTATATGACAAATAAAGTCATACCGAAGTATTACATCGATCCTAACAGTTGGCAAATTATTGAACATACGGGCACAGATGGAAGCAAATTAACACAACCTTATCCGTTTGAAGTGTCTTCAAAAGAGGCAGTTTATTTTGAAAAAACTAATAATAAATTAGATTTTATTATTGTTAAAAATGAAAAAACAATATCGATACCTACAAGCCAGATACTAACGGCACAATTACCAGAGGGTGCGAGCATTGAATATTCAGATAGTTACGAGCAGAAAACACAATACATTTATACGTTTTATGACCATTTTCAGGCAATAAAACTTGTTCAGGTATTTGATGTAAAAATTCAAAAAGATTTACAGTACTTAGAAATAGACGGCAATACATATATAAGATTAGGCGGCAATGTTTATTTACTTGAATTACCCGAACCTTACAACCTATCGCAAGTGCCTGCATTTGTCAATGGCTACAAGTTAGATGAAGTTACTAATGGCGAAACTTATGTCAATGTATGGCACGAATGCCTCCCATTGTTAGAGAAGTTAGTTAATGCAAACAGCGAATTAGATATTAGTAGTGTTTTACACGTCTTTCCACAAAAACTTACTTACTTACCACGTTGTAATTATGAAAGTTGTAATGGTGGATATTTAGCTGATAATTCAATTTGTCCGCAGTGTAAAGGGACAGGAGTTCAAAATATAGCTACAAGCGGACAAGATGCCATTACATTAGCAATGCCGACAAACAAAGAAGACTTATTCAACTTGCAAGAATTAGTAACTTATGTTACTTCAATGCCTATCGATTTAATAAAATGGCAAGCGGAATATATCGACAAAGTTACTGAATACTGTAAAAGAATAGCATTTAATTCTGATGTTTATTCTTATGCTGAAATTGCAAAGACGGCAACTGGTGAAAACATATCAATGCAAGCGATATACGACACTTTATACCCTATGGCTATTGCATGGGTAGATATGTGGTATAATTTCATTCAAACGTGTGCAGAGCTTACAGATATGTATAATGATAACTTTATTATTACTATTAACGTTTCTAAAGATTTCAAACTTGAAACAAAGGAACAGTTAATCGGAATGCTTAAAGCATTAAGAGACAGTAAAGCAAGCCCCGCAGCTATTTCAGAGATACAAAAAAGAATTATAAGCGTTATATTACAAGATGACAATGCAGCTTTGCAGAAGTATGAAGTAAAAGAACATTTTTTTCCTTTTTCTGATAAAACAGAAGAGGAGATAAGATTAATTACTTCCAGCCTTCCAATGACTAATGAAGAGAAAATATTATGGATGTTTTACGGCACTATTTGGGACAATTTAGAAATTAAATATCCGGACATTTATAATTTTGACTTCAAAAAAATTAAAGAGTTGCTAAATGAACAAATTAATGAGTATAAAACAAAATTAACTGTTACAACTCCACAAATTGATTTAACTTAAAATATTATGCCATTACCTGAGAAACTAAGCAAAGTTTTAAAAAAATACGATAATTATATAAATAGTACCATATCTGACTTTGATAAACAAATAATCAAAATGGAAGCTGAGCTTTACAACTCCATTGTTTCTGATTATTTATCAAAATTCAGGTATGATGCTAATGGCTTATTAATCGAAAACAATTATAATTATACTATTCTGAATGAGCTAAATTCGTTTATGGACGACTTTTATTATAATTTTCAAGAAAGCGAGTTTAAAGATTTGGCAAAAAGTTTTTTAAATTCAGTTACTTACTCAACTGAATATTACAAAGCAATGGGCATAAGTAACGATACTTTAGGCAGGATTACAAACAAATTAACTTACTTAAATGCACGTATCGGAATAGATTTATATGGCAATATAATTAAAAGTGGTTACTTATTTAATTTAGCACAAACGCCGCAGGCAAGGCAGGGTTTAAGCCAGATTATAATTGAAAATATATCTAAAAAAGAACGTACAACTGAATTTTACAAGTCAGTTAAAGACTATATAAAAGGCAATAAAGATGTAGATGGAGCTTTAACAAGATATCTAAGGCAATACGTACACGATACAACTTGGCAGATTTCAAGAGCAATTGATAAGAATTTCGCAGAGGAGTTAAATTTCAATTATGCTTATTACGTAGGCACTGAAATAGACAAGACAAGGGATTTTTGTTCTGAGCGTATCGAATTATTGTTCACACGTGAACAAATAAAAGAATGGGAAAATGAAAGCTGGGCGGGCAAAATTGAGGGTGGCGATATATTTATAGATTTGGGTGGTTATAACTGCCGTCATAGGCTCGGGTGGGTCAGTGATGACATTGCAAAACAAGACATTGAAAAACAAAAAACAAAAAAATGATTTCAGTTATAATGCCAGTAAGGCTTACTTCTTATAAAACTCAAGCTAAAGAACCAATTGAAAAGTTTAAACGTGCCGTTTTATCGGTATTAAATCAAACGTACAAAGATTTTGAATTACTGATTATTTCAGATGGCTGTAATATTGTTGAGCAAAACAAAATCGACCACGACCATATAAAGTATTTCAGAATTGAACACTCAGGACAAGGCGAGGCGCGAAATAAAGGAATACAAGAGGCTAAAGGCGAAATTATAACTTACTTAGATGCTGACGACTGTTATGGTAAAAATCATTTGAAAGTCATAAATAAAGAGTTTACAGAAAATTTAGATTGGGTATATTTTAATGATTGGATTTTAAAAAATAACACTAACTTTGAAGAGCGATTCATAAATATTAGGAATGCAGGACAATGTGGCACTTCTAACATTGCACATAAAAATATCGGAGTTAAATGGCTTAAAAACACAAGGTACGGTTACGATGACTATTTTTTTATAAAAAGTTTAATGCAAAAGTCAGGGAAAAACAAAAGAATTATAACACCATTTTATTACGTAATGCACATTCCTAATAAATACGATATATGAAAATTAATATTATTACTCACTTTAATGGTGTCGGCTTAGAGCAGGACGCTAATATAATTAAAAGCATATTAGAGAGCAAAGGGCATATATGTAATTTTGTAGAATATAAACAAAATAAATGCACGCTTGCAGATAAAAATATATTTTTAGAGTTAATTAGAACCGACTTTTTCAAGTTTGCAAAAGAAAACATATTAATTCCTAATCCTGAATGGTTTTTCAGTGAATGGTTTTCAAAACTTAAAGATGTTAAAATACTTTGCAAAACTTATGATGCTTTAAATATCTTTAGCAAAATAAGCGATAACGTTCATTATATCGGATTTACAAGTCAAGATTGTTTTTTGTCTGATGTTAAAAAAGAAGACAGGTTTATACATATTGCAGGCAAGTCAAGTCATAAGAATACTGATGTAATTATAAAGGCTTGGCAAAGTGGCAAAATAAAAGATAAATTGATATTAATAAAACAAGACTACAAAGGCATTAACAACAATATTATACATTGCAGCAGAATGCCAAGAGAGGACTTATTAATATTAATGAACGCTTGTCAATATCACTTATGCCCTTCTGAATACGAAGGCTTCGGGCATTACATTAACGAGGCACGAAGCACAGGAGCATTAATTATAAGCACCGATGCAGCACCTATGAATGAGCTTGTAAAGAATGGCATATTAATTAAGCCAGACAGATTTTACAAGCATCATAGCGGCACAATGGCGAAAATTGATAATATTGACAAAATAATCGAAGCGACTGAAAAAGTTAAATTGTTATCGGAAAAAGAAAGCACAAAGACAAGACAAGATTATTTAACAGAAAAACAAAATTTCATTAACAACCTAATAAAACACTTCTAAATTATGAAAGTAAAATTAATCACATTAACAACTCCTGAAATTCAGGAATATGCTAATATTACTAATGAAAACAAAAATAAATATTGCATAAAAAACAATATAGAGTTCAAGCATTATCCTGACAAATTAGATGCAAGACCGCCCTCAATGTCTAAAATAATGGCAATATTTAAGAACTTGCATAGTTGCGATTACGTTGTTTGGCTTGATGCCGATGCTGTTATAACCGATATGAATTTTGATATTAAAAACGAACTCAAAAAACTTCCAGCAGATAAACATTTTTTCTTTGCTAAAGATTGGAACGGCATAAATGCGGGTGTTATAGTTGTTAGAGCAAGTATTGAAAGCAAGTTGTATCTGATTGAAATAATGCAAATGCTGCACGATTATATCGACCATCCCTGGTGGGAACAGGGAGCAATTCACGAACTATACAAGACAAATAAAGGATTTGCAGATATGGTTGGCGAATTAGATAAATCAATTTGGAATTGCTACACTAACGAAGGCGGTGCAAAATTCATACTTCACTTGGCAAGTATATCACATAAAGAGAGAGTAAGAGTTTTTAACGAGCCAGAAACTTGGAGTAAAATATAATGAAATATATTTTTGGCAATAACCCACTTCTGACTATTGATTTTATTAAATCTTTAGATATAAAAGAAACTGACACGATAATAATTTGCAACCCTTATAATTATGGTTTTGGTTATAAAATTTTTAAGTGGATTTGCTCAAATATTAAAGTAAAAGAAAAAATTTGTTTTATTCGTAATTTTACAACCCAACTAAATAACACTAAAGATAAAACTAAGTTAATTAACGATATTAAAATACTGAATTTTGATAAGATTTATTTTGTATTAGACAACTTTCACGATTTAACAATTCAAGATGCCTCTTTAATTTCAAACGAAATAAGAGTTGAAATGAGTAGGAATAGACATTATATAGGCAACTTATACCCATCGACTGGATATGTGGCAGCAGATATATATAAAGAAGCTATTTGTATCGGATTTCAAGCAGATGGCAATCATAGTGGCAATATATTTCACGGTTTCGAGTGGGAGTGGAAGCAATTAGAAAGTAGAATTATTAAAATTCCTGAATTATGAATATAGTAGTCATACCTTGCTTTGACCGACCTGAATTTTTGCAGGTAACTTTAGAGCTTATAACTAAAGCGGACAACTACAAAGATTATTTGTATTTATTTCAATGCGATTACGGTTTTGATTTAAAAAACCTCGAAGTAATTGATAATTTTGATGCTATTAAAGTAATTAACAGAACTAAGTTTACAGGCTACAGAGAGGGCAAACAAAGTTATAACGTTTTAAGCGGATTAATTACGGCAGCACAACACACAAAAGAATTAGTTTTCTTAATTGAGGATGATGTTTTTATTGGAAAAGATTATTTTACATTTCACGAAGACCTGCATAAAATAGAAAAAGACATATTTTGCTCTATTTTAGCTAAAAATCATAATATGTCAAATGATTACGAAACATTAAATAAAGAAAATTACTATTATTTAAGCTCCGAAAATCATTATCAAGGCATAGGCACAACTTTTAAAAAAGACATAATCAAAAAATACATTCAGAAACATTTTAACATTGAATATTTTAAAAATGTTACTCTATATTGCAAAAAGAACTTTAAAGGTTTAGGCAACTGGGGAATGGAGCAAGATGGATTAATACGAAGAATATTGACAGTATCAGAATTAAAAACTGCATTTGCTCACGTTCCGCGTTGTTATCACGCCGGTTGGTATTCATATCACAGGGGCAAGAAGTTGAAAATGACTTTTGATAAAAAGGTAAACGAAATTAAAAATATAGCCTTTAATAAAGAAAAAATGAGGCAAATTAACAATTACTTCGAGCATTATATTAATGATAGCGAACCTTGCAATTTGATTACAAAACACACTGAATTAAAAGAATACACAAAAAAGTTATCAACAATTTAGTTTAATTTTTTATTTTATTTGTATTTTTGTTAAAAATTAATTAAAGATGCCAAAACAAAATAAGTTTCAAATTGATATGCCGACAATGTATAAGGCTGATTTGTTTGAAAAATTATTAATAGGCTGGGTCATCGGACAAAGGTCAGCATTACAGGGAGTATCAGAGAGAGAGAGTGTAAAGAATTTTTTAAACCATTTTAACCTAAATGAAGACGACATTAATTATGAAACTGTTTTACAAAAATACTGGCGACTTAAAAGTGTATTATACGAAGCAATAGAAAACAAATAAAAACATAAAAACAAGTTATGAAAGTAATAAAAAATATAAAGGGTGTTGATTATATCATGAACATTCCTGACCACCGATGGGTGGAGATGCAAAAAAGTGGATTAACTAAAGATATGAGACCCGCCGATGCAGATGCCGTTACAACTAATCTACATATTAATCAAGATGTAAACAATGAAATTCAAGACCTTTTAAAAAAAAACAAGGAAAAGTTGGCATTAAAAGAGGTTGCGATTGTGAAAAAGGTTGAAACAAAACAACCAGAACCAGAACCAACTCCTGAACCAATACTTAAAACCGAAACAGCAAAAGAAGTAAAGAAAGTTGTTAAAAAAACAACAAAAAAACCAGCTCCAAAAAAAAGGAAGTTAAAAAATGATAGTAAAGAATAAAAAAACAGGCATTGAATACGAAATAAGCCTATCAGATTACGATAAAGCAAAAGAAACAGGCAAGGCTAATAAGTTTGTTATCATCGACAATTCAGATGTAAAGAAAACAGCCGAAAAAGTAACTGAAATTAAGTCTTTCAAAGAAGTAGATGCCGAACTTAAAGAATTGATTAATAAAAATAAAGCTAAAAAAGAAGTTAAAAAAAATACTAAAAAATAATTTATGGAAAAGTTAAATAAAGCGTTGTTGTACGCTTTGACAAAAGCAGTGGGAAAAACTGATGACGAGATTCTAAACCTCGTACAAACAAAGAATGAAAGCGGCGAGCTTACTTTAAAAGATAATGCCGATGAGTTACTACTGAATATTATTACCGACAAACTGAAAGCGGTAAAAGGCAACCCTGACGAAGTATGGGACAAGGCTTGGAAAAAAGCACAAAAAGAAACTTTAGATAAAGCCGAAAAACTTTTAAAAGAAGCCGCAGGCATTGATTTAGACGGCGAAACTTTTGATGAAAAAGTAAGGAAGTTTGTGGATATTACAAATCAAAAAGCAAGCAAAAATAAAGGTGCTATTAATGATGACGATGTGAAAAAACACCCATTATTCTTATCTTTAGAACAAAAGGCTACAAAATTTGACGAAGTTTTAAAAGAAAAAGAAGCTATAAAAACTGAATTTGAAAGTTTTAAAAACAATATTATAAGAGAAAGCAAAATCAGTAAAGTAAACTCTATTATTGAAACCGAAATAGAAAAATTAAATTTAAATCTTGATAAAGACCCCGTAAGGCGTAAAAATCAAGTTAAATTAATTGCTAAAGAAGTTGTCAATATTGCCGACGACTGGGAAGAGAGCGAAAACAATTTCTTTGCTATTAAAGGCGGCAAAAGAATAGAGAATGCTCAATTTACGCCGAAAACAGTTGCAGATTTAACAAAAGAAATAAGTTTACAATATTTTCAACCCCTTGCACAAACTCCTAAAGGAGCAGCAGGCAACGAAACAACTACTACTACTTATAACGTTGCCTCGATGGATGAAAGGAATAAACTTCTAAAAGAAGTTGAAACACAATTTGAAAGCGGCAATATAACGCGAGCCGAAGCAGACAAAAAAATGATTGATATTAATAAATCATTTAAGCAATAAATAAAATCCGTTTGCAGCTTTGGGTTATTAAAGCTGATGCGGAGTTGCGGAATACTCTTTTAAAATCCGATGTTTTAAAATTATTATTAATTTAAAATTAAAGGAGATTAAAAAATGAGTACAGTAGCAGGCAGTTTTGAAGAAACAAAATTGCAAAACCTTAGACTGAAAGCAGCCGAATATATGGCTGACGGTCGTGTCAATTTACAATACATACCTCGTATAGATGCAATTGACAGTTTAATGCGGGTTAACACCGCCAAATTTATTAATTGGAAAAAAGCAAAAGATGGCAGCGATAAAAAACATATCGTTGAACTCGAATGGGTTAATGCTTGCGAAGTTGCAATT